GCGCCGGCGTTCTTCGCCTGGTGGGTGCCGCACAGAATGGCTTCCATGTCGCGCTTGAGCTCGAGGCCTTTGAGCATCTCCTGATAGGCGAGTTCGTCGTCGCGGCCGGCGTGGTCGACGGCGCGCTGGGTGCCGGTGACGCGCGCAACCTTGTCGCTGATCTGGCAGATGTTGCCGAGACGAACGGTCGGGGTGACGGCGTCGGTCGTGGCGTCATCGCCTTCGAGCACCGCGTTTGCAGTGTCAACAGCGGCAAGCGCCTGCGTCTGCCATTCGTGATTGACCGCGTCGGCCTTCTCGCGCTCGACGCCATTGACGAAGGGCGTGTCGGTCGGATCGATGCGGTAGATCACATCGGAGAGGTCTTCGCGGTTGCCCACCGCCTCATAGGTGGCGAACGTGTTGGTCGGAAGTGCCATTTGAGTATTCCTGCTCCTAGCGAGCGGCGGCGGCCCTGCGTGCGGCGATCAGTCGTGCGCCGATGCGATGGGCGTTCATGCCGGTCGCGGTTTCGAGTTGCTTGGTGAGGTTCTGGATCTCGGCGTGCGCGCCGGTGGTTTGCGCCGGTGCCGCGCCCGGCCGCTGAACCGGGGGAACGGGCTTGGTGGTGGCCGTCTTGGCTTTCGCCTGCGCCTCGCGCCAGAGCGTAGCGTCGCGGATGAGGAGCTGCACGCGATGGTCCCGCAGAGAGATGTCCTTCTCTCCGTTCCAGCTCGCGCCGAGCTCGCCTTCCGTGAAGCCGACGTCCTTGAGGAGGGACACTGCGGCCTTTTGCAGCTTCTCCGCCTTTACGGCGTCCGCCATGTCGGGGACCTTCTCGACAAAGAGATCGTCCTCTTTCCTGGCGAACTCCGTGAACCGCTGCATCTTCTCCTGCCCCTGGCGCTGCTGCGCCTGGAGCATCTCCTGCGTGACCGCCGCGATTTTCTTCTGCGCCACGTCCCATTGCAGGTAACGCGGCCAGTCCTCGCGGGCGAGCCGCTCGACGTCGGCGATGGTCTTGACGTCGGCAAACTCTCCCGCCTGGGCGTATTGCAGGTTGTTGAGGAGCTGTGGCAGCGCGGTCTCGTACTGCTGCCTTGCCTGTTCCACCGCTTGCTCTTTGGCCGTGAGGCCTTTGAGCTTCTCGGCGGCTTCGTCCTGACTGCGGCGAAAGTCTCTCTCCCGTGACCGTTCGCGCTCCGCAAGTCGTTCTTGCGTCTCGCGAGGCAGGCTCTGAAAGAGCTCCTTGTCCTCAGCCGTCCAAGACCTCGGAGCTTCGATGGGAGCCAGGGTCTCTGGCGGATCGGCACTCTCGGTCTCGCCGGGAGCCTGCGTTTCCACAGGGGCGGCGTCTTCGGCCGCGGCTGCGGCCTCGGATTGCTGTTCAGGCTCTGCGGCTGCCTTGACGGGCGCCACGGCCTCTTTGATGTCCTTGAATCGCACGGATTGCAGCGCGCGCGCGGCCTGGCTGATGGAAAACTTCTCCGGCGCATTGTCCGGGAGCGAGACAACAGGAATCTCGGGCGCCGCAGTGGCGCCTTGCGTGATGTCGGTCATTTGGCCTCTCGGGGTTGTCCGTCACGCCGGGATGGCGCGGGCGGGACTGGATCGATTAGGTCTTGCGCGGCTTGCTCTGCCGCATGTTCACTTCCGCCTGCGCGAGCTTGCCGCCGGCGATGATCTTGCCCAGATGATTGCGCACCTTGCCCAGCACGTTCACTGCCTGCCACAGCTTCTCGCGCGCGATCTCGTCGCGCGCCGGCGTCACGCGCCAGGCGCGCACGTATTCAGCGTCGAGGGTGACAAAGGCCTCCTGCAGGAGCTCGTTGCGCAAGAGCGCCTCGGCCTGCGCTCCGCGATGGATGGCGGTCTCGAGCTTGTCGTCGTTGTCGCTCATTGCGGCCCAGCCGGCGGTGTGCTGTTCGCCTGCGCCATCTTCACCTCTTGCCCCGCGGCCAGGTGCGTCATGGTCATGGCGTGCAGCTCGTGCCGATGCGCGAGCTCCTGCTCCTTGAGCCGCGCGTCGATCTCCTTGAGGCGGAGCTCGAGCTCAAATTTCTGCTGCGCGAGCTGCGCTTCCATCGCCGCCTTGCTCTGCGCGAGCTGCGTAACGATCTCCGCCTTCTGCGTCTGGAACGCGATATCCGCCTGCGTCTTCATCTGCTGGTGCGCGGCGTCGGCCTGAATCTTTGCCTGCTCGGCCTGCGCCTTGGCCGCGATCTCGGCCTGCTTGGGATCGGGCGGCTTGGGAATGGGCCCGCTCGCCGGATCCTGCGGGTCGGCCGGCTGCCCGGGCGGAATGAAGAACTTGTCGGCGTCCTTGTGGCCGGCGAGTTTGGTCAATTCCTTCGCCGAGTTGTAGAGGTTCGTCATGGAGACGATCGGCGCGCCGCCCATGACGGCCTTCTCCTGCGCCCCGATGATCAGCTGCAGGTGCGCGAGCTGCTCGCTCTTCGAGCCGGTGCCGAGCCCGACATTGACGCTCATGTCGTTGCGCGTCTTCCAGTCGCGCGGATCCACCGGCACCCATCGATTGCGCAGCCGCACCAGCTGCGGCTTGGTCGCGTGCTTCCTGATGGTGGCGTGGAGGAGCGTGAACAGGTCCTTGATGCCGGTCTCGGCGAAGATGCGCGCAATGAGCTTCACCTTCGCCTGCGAGGCATTGAACATCTGATTGGCGATGGTCGCGACCTGGTTCTGCAATGCGTTGGGATCGACGCCCTGGCCCTGGCGGGAGACGCCGGTGCGCCACTCGCGCGTCGCGTCCATGTACTGCATCGCCGGATAGATGCTCGGCGTGATGTCGGGCACTTCCTGCCAATTGAGGCCGCCTGGCGCCTTGGTTCGTACAATTCCGCCCGGGCGGCTGACCAAAAGGTCATCCAAAGTCTCGTCGGTCACGTGCTGCTCGGAGACCTCCACCCGCGGGTTCACGTGCAGATATACATTGTCGAGCATGGCGCGCAGGAGCGCCGTCTTGATCTCCTGGATGTCCTTGACCAGGTCGGCGATCGAGCGGCCGAAAAACCGGTGTGTGATGATCACCGGCGTCATCGCCGCGAACGGGATGCGGTCCTCCTCGACGACGTCGGGCTCGCCGTCGCGGGTGAGCACATGGCCCTCCTCGCCGGCAGTGGTGACGCGGTAAAGCCGCGGATCGTCGTTCCCTTCGTAGTCGAGCTTGACGTAGTGCTCGGTCACCCGGATGAGCCGGTTCGCGGTGTTGATGTTATCCTCGCCCTGGCGCAGCGTCGACTCATCGACGGTGTCGCGCGCGATCTCCTCCACCGTGTGCGCGGCGAGGTACGAAGGGAGCTTCTTGACCTGGTCCGCATCGTAGCCCTGCCCGATGAGCTGGCTCTCGGACCGGAATACGTCGTGAAAGCAATAGGCCGCCTCGCTGATGCGCCGCGCGTTGCGCGAGATGCCGAATTCCTCCGGCGCCACGGTGTCGACCCTGGCCTGCTCGGTGTCGCGGCTCGCTTCGATGGTGACGTCGTGCAGCGTGCCGCCAGCGCCGGTGGCATCCGGATGCTCGGTGTGCTCGACGATCTCGACCTCCGGCCCCGACGCGATGGCGGCAAACGAGCCCTCATCGAGATCGAGATAGGTCTCGCGCTCCTTTTGCTCCTGCTTTTCCCACCAGATTTTGACGATGCCGACTTTCGACAGCAGCGCGTCCTTGATGAACGAATAGAGGATCAAAAAACCCGGATTGCCCTGCATGAAAACGTGATTGACGTAATCCGTCTCCTGCTCCGAGGCGGCGACGTCCTCGGGACCGTGCGGCTCGAAGTGCACCACCTCGTCGCCGCCGGTGAAGATGTCCATCAGGGTGGGCATGAGCCCCTCGATGGTGTCCGACGTGTCGCTGGAGACGGCTTTGCTCCGTCCCGCCGGCGCCGGCATCGTCTTCGACATGTCTCCCTGGTAGTAATCGAGCGCGGTGGCGCGCTCCTCGCCGAGCTTTGAGGCGACGATCGCCGACATGCTGTCCGCGTGGTGCGCGGTGAGTATCGCGCGCAGCTCCAGCGTGGTCATCTTCGCCATTGCGCTATTTGCTCTTTCGGACCTTGAGCTTGCCGAGGATGCCGCCCGACGAGCGGCGCGCGATGTTGAGCGCGATCGCCACCGCCTGCTTTTGCGGGCGGCCGGCCATCATCTCGGTCCTGATATTGGACGAGACCGCGGCGCGCGAGCGGCCCTTGATCAATGGCATGCTGCGCTCCTCAAACCGGCGTGCTGTGCGGGTAGTCGAGCTTGCGGCCGAACCCGTCCTTGCTCGTCGTCTTGGCAAAGCGCAGGCACATGAGCGCGTAGCGCGTGGCGCTGATGAGATCGTCGCGCAGCTTCACCACTTTGCCGTCCTCGCGGTGGTAGAGGCGAAACTCCTGGAACCAGTCGCTGAGATGCTTGAAGACTTTGAGCCGCCCGGTCTGCATGCGCTCGAGCATGAGGAAGAGCCCGGCCTCGACGCCGGCGCTGCCGTCCTCGAAAGCGGCATGCTCGACGAGGAGCCCCAGCCCGTGCTTGCGGTAGCTCTCGGCGAGCTGCTCGCCCGACGTCTTGTCGTGCGCCAGCCCGTCATGCGGCCATGCCCAGGGGAGCGTCTTCCCCCAGGGCTTGAGCGCGCCGGCGTGAATGAGCGGCGTTGCCTCGCGCACGCGATAGGTCGCCGTGACATAGACCACATCGGCGTCGCGGTCCCAGGCGAGTTTCACGGCCGCGGTCGGATGGTCCCAGCCGAAGTCGATCCCGCCGATCTGCGTCCAGTGCCGCGCGATGGGGATGGCATCGACGGTGATGCTCTCCTCGGTGACCGGGAAGATGCGCCCCGAGCCCAAGGCCGGCGTGCCCTTGGTGCGCGCCTCACGCTCGTGCGGAGGATAGCTCGCCGCGATCTCCTCGCGCTGCGCCGGCGTATAGTGCTCGGCGTCGTCGATGGTCATGGTGGTGACGTGCCGCGCCGGAGACTGCTCGAGGATGAAGCGCTGCACGGTTTCCGACATGCCGAGGAGCGGCGTGAATGTCATCCACACCGGGCCCTGGATCACGTTGGTGCGCGTGAGGCCCTCAGTATAGATGTCGAGCGGCGGCTCCTCGTCGAACCAGATCCAGTCGAGCGTCTCGCCCTGCCACTTCTCGCGGCCTTTTTCGTACGATTTTAGGGCAATGCGAGAAACCCCACCGGAGATATGCTTCACCTTGATCGTGTCGAGCAGATCAGACACTCCGCTGCCCGGTCTGAGGTCTACCAGCAAAACCTTCGGGATGGTGCCAGTGCCATAGGCGCCAGGACGGCCTAAGAGAACGCGCTGCTGATTGTCCCGCGTGCTCTCGCCGGTTACACCTGCCGCCCATGCGATTGTTGCCCGATCAAATCTCTTGCCCGTCCACCAATCGGGATAAGCGCCGGTCGCATGGATGGCCGCCTCAAAACCGCCGGCCATGGTCTTGCCGAGCTGGTTACCAGCCATAAGCAGCCGTTCTCGAGCGTGCGCGCCCGCCGCATGAAACTCGAACTGCTTGGCATAGGGCGTATAATAGAGAAGGCTGTTCTCAATGTTCCGTCGCGTTTGTTCCTGTCTCATTATCCTGGTGAATGCCGACCATTTCTTGTGCGTAAGCCAGGATAGCAGCGAGTTGATCGTCTGTAAGTCCGTCAAAGGCGTTGCCTTGGAGTTCAAGCTGCCTTGGCAGCAGAGAGGCCACAGTCCGGAGATAGACCGCCGGATGCCCCTTGCGTACTTGTTCGATCACGAGTTTACCCTCTTTCTTCCAGTCCTGAAGAAGGTCGCTGAGAAAGGCTTCGCCCAGCTTGTTACGCGAGCCGCGGGGTCGGCCAGTGGGATTCCCGGATTGCCCTTGAACCCACCACGCCGATTGTTTCGGAACTGTTTTGTCATTCATTCGACTTCCTGTTCTCCGCCCCGTCTCAAGGTCAGAGATCGCCTATGAGTTAGCCCTGCTTCCGACGGATATGGGCCGCTTATCGATGCTGTCGCGGCACGGTGAAGCGCCGCTGTGCCATCATGGGGCCACTGCCGAGCTCCTGCACGGCGACCACCATTGCGCAATCAGCGACGCGGTCCAGTACACAGTTTTGGAGGATGACCTTTTATCCCTGAGTCACGTTTCGTCGTCAATAGAGAAATTTAAGAGTATTGTTATCGCAACCGAAACGCGGTCAGACTGTCGCGCACACGCCATCCAGCGGCTTCATACGAGCGCTTGCCCCTGAACTCTCGCAGCTTGGAAATCTCTTCCCGTAAGTTGCGGGAAGGTGAACCGCCGCTGTGTGATCATCGGATACTGCCGCGCTTCTGCACGGCGACCACGATGTACCAATCAGCGACGCGCCCAGTACACAGTTTCAGAGGATGACCTTTTATCCCTGAGTCACGTTTCGTCGTCAATAGAGAAATTTAAGAACGTTGCTGTCGACCCGAAGCCGGTCAGAGTATCGCGCACCAAGCCTGCCACATTATCGTCATGCGCGAGAACATGCGCAGACTGTCGGCGACCTATTTCCGCAGGCACAAGCCAACAATACCAGCAGCGCCCGGACAACGGACATTCCCGTCTTCGAGAACGGGGCCGGCGTTGCCCCCTTTGCAGATTGCTGACACGACTGTTTCGTTCGCGTCGCAAGCAAAGGTCTCGTTCGTTGCGTCAAAGCCACGCAAGTTCGCTACCTGTCCAGGAGGGCTTGGCGGTCCTTGTTCGCCTCGGTCACCCTTCGGGCCCAGGGGGCCGGGAGGGCCGGGGGGACCAGATTCGCCGCGAACACCTTGCGCTCCGGCGGGCCCCTGCAATCCCGCGTCTCCCTGAGGACCGGCCGGCCCAGAGGGGCCAGGAGGGCCTTGTGCTCCGGTGGGCCCCTGCGGACCGGCTACGCCCTGCGGGCCAGCCGGTCCAGCGGGGCCAGGGGATCGACCACAGTCGGCCAGCATCAGGAGTAAACATAACGCCGTCAGCATTCGGACAAGAGCCTCCGTACGCATATCGTTATCTCCTCATGTGTGTCGGCTATTCTCGCGCTCTTTTTGCGATGATAACAACTCGCAATTTGCTCGTCGAGAAATCGTACTTTGACAGTTCTCGGTTCTGCTCGTACAACTCGTCGCGAAGGACGCCTATTCTATTCCCCAAAGCTCGCGGAGTTTATCGAGGGCATCTTTCATGCGCTCTGCGGCTGCGGCGTAGGCATTTTGCCGAATACTCCAACCGAGCATATAACCGATTTGTTCTAACGCTATTTCGCGACATACTGCCGATTCCAAAACATGTGAGCCAATCTTACCGATGACCTCAACAGCCTCTCGGTACCGCTGCCGATGGAATACTTGATTCTCTGTGCGAGCCATACCCGAAAAGTTCCCCAGATCCGCGCCGAATATGTGATTCAGACTAATTGACCCTAACGGATCACAGAGGCCAGCATGGTACCAATGGTGTCGGTATTTCTGTCCGGCGGCATATTGAGGCCTCGTAAGTATATGGCGCGCAAACGCTCGCTCCAGAGGGCTATCACGCATAGTGATTTGCCCAGTGTCACCGCGCAGCAAATCAGTTCCTGCATGTCGAAGCCGCTCTGCGGTTGGGCGCGCACGCTGATCGATCGAACGTCTTTCGTGTTGAGGTTTCGTCCGAGTCGCATCACTTGATATCGTTCCAATTTGTCGTTTACATTTGGTACGTTTCATTCCTGTCCTCGCTTGGGTTTAAGCTCGGCGTACGCAACGTGGGGCATTGCTGCTCACCCGCGTTGCTACATGTAACTACGATGCGTGTCAATGCAATGTAGCAATTTCGGTGCTATATAACTGTAAATCGCCAGGAGGGCACTACCTGCAACTCCTATGACAGATACTCGCGGTAAGCGGCTACGTATGGCGCGGGCGCGGCGATATAGATCCGCTCGGGCCGCTGCGATGCAGCTTGGAATTCCAGTTGCGACCTATGGTGCGCACGAGCGAGCGGAATCGCCCGGGGGACGTGACTATGGGCCCAATGAGGCGCGGCGATACGCGCGCTACTTCGGAACTACGCCGGAATGGCTGCTGATAGGCATGCGTGGCGCCAATCACACGCGAATGGAATTTAAAGTTCCGCCCCTCATTAGCGGCGACCCTGACTCGAGCCACGCAACCTACCCAATCCTAGGGTATATTGGAGCGGGCTCCGAAGCCCACTGTTATGACGTCCCGAGGGAAATGCTTGATCGGGTTCAGATACCCTTTGGTACCCTGCCCCCTTCAACAGTAGCATTCGAGATCCGCGACGCAAACGTCGGGGGGTCGTTCTATCGCTCGCTACTGTTCTTTGAGTACAATCGTCCGCCTGTAAACCTCCAACTGCTTGGCGCTGTCTGTGCCGTTGGCCTGCCGCGTGGTCGAATATTTGTGAGGGAGTTGCGGAAAGGCGAAAAAGAGGGGCTATATGATTTGGTTTCCCCCAACACCCCTCCACTTCGAAGGGTCAAGGCACAGTGGGCAACTCCGATCTTAGCTATCCTACCTACGAACGTCCTGACGATCTTTTCTGGTGAGCCAAGCTGACAATTACCAGATTTAGATGACGTGCCGTTCTCGTCGTCTTTTGTGTCGCCATCGCGCTTTGCTGAGCGCCTCCCGGAGAAAATGGCTCGATATGTGAAGACAATTTACACGAGTTTCCACTCAAGCGCACCAACTTCGCAGCTTTGGGCATCTGGTCGCGCTGCAATGAAAAGGTCGCGCGAGTCCTTCGGGTACGAGGATGTCGGGACCTACATCGCGCCCGTCCACCGTGAGTCTCCCGCACAAGCGATTGTGGTTACAGAATCTCGTTCCAATGGTGCTCTTTCGACACGAACACCGGATCTCCGTGAGATCGCAGGTGTCCGTACTAAGAAGCATCCCCTTCAGTCTATCACTCGCTTTCTGAGCCAATTGCCCTTCGCTCTCACATCTTGCACGCCGCCCAATTTCCGGCGCATCAAAATCTACAAGGCGATACGTACGCCCGTGGTGCCGAATGGTGTCCCCATCGATCACATTAATGCCGCTGCACACGACCGGCTCCGCCCACGCGGTCGTCATAGACGCACACATTAGCAGTAGCCCGAGCACCAACGCTCTCATAACGGCCCCTTCCAAGGTAAAAACCCGCAATCAATATCGTTGGTGGCCTGCAAAAGAAAAATAACTCGCAGCTCTATAATGTCCCAGTTTCGAAAAAGTCAGGAAAAATGCCTAGAATTGCCCTGGCGCTCGGAACCCCATTGGTTCTGGAATTTTTTGGGCCGCCAGAGATTCGGCAGTTAGGTTTTGGTAATTGCTTGCCACTATCCCAAACACAGCCTGGTTCACGGCTATCTGCTCGCCCCCTCCGAGAGAAAAGTAGCTCTTTCCGAACATCTCGCGGGCGGCAGTCATCCTGTTCATAAGATTCAGTTCGGCGGCGATTGCCCGCAAAAGATTGTCGCTGAATTTTTGTTCTGGCATTGGTTTCCTCTCCGTCACGCTGCCGCTTCAAGCATCGCCTGCCGCTTCTCGCTCGCGCAATATGCAACGATTGGCCCGAGCGGGCTAGGTCTGCTTTATTCAAGTGAGACACGACCGGGGAGGTCCAGCAGCAGCCGCAGAGCTATTCGGGCGTGACAGAGACCCGCGCGAGCCCACTGAAACCCAAAGCATGCGCCGCGCTCGGAGTGAGGTCGATGAGGCGCGATTTGATATACGGACCGCGGTCGTTGATGGTGACGGTGATCGAGCGCCCGTTCTGCTGGTTTCTCGATCCGCACACGCGTGCCGCAGGGCAATGTCCTGTGCGCGGCCGCCGGAGCGGATTCATTGAGCTTGCCGCCGCAAGCGACCTTGGAACCACTCGACCTGTCGTACTGTGACGCGATCCCGTCCGTGGCTTTTGCCGCCCCGGTCAGGGCGGTAACCAAACATGCGATCCAAATAATGATGCGAATCATCCATGAGCTCCGGCGATTTATTGGCGAAGAACGCCGGGTATTCAGATGATCCGGGAAGAGATCAACCCTTGCGGCGCATGTCAGGCATGAGCGGCGCGCCAGCGGTCTCTCACTACATCCCCTGGCCTCCTTGATTTGTTTGTGGCCGAAAATGTTTGTAGCTGGTTATGAGAGTTCCGCTGCCTCAACAATCCATTGCTGAAAATTTCGCAGGTCCCGGAACCTCTCGGCTCGAATGTCCGTTATGCAACATAGGTCGGCCCGGCGCGCAATCACATGCGCGCATGAGCACCGGCGCCGGCCCAATTCAAACCAATCCGACCGCAGTCCAAGGAGGTGGAGCTATGGCCAAAGGTCCGGAGCGCTTTGCTGGGCAGAGCACCCAAGACGCCATGCAGGCGACAAATCAGGGCATGAGCTGGATGCGCGATATCGCAGAGCAAAACCTCAACCAGAGCAGGGCCTTTCTCGAGAACTGGCTCACGATCGCCCGCAAGGCAGTCGATGACATGGATTATCAATCATCTGAGCTGCGCCACCGTTCAATGTTGCTGGCGGGAGAAACCCTCGCAAATGCCTTCGAGTTTGCTCGCAAGGCCGTTCGCGCGAGGGAACCGCAGGAAATAGCGCAGCTTCAGGGCGAGTTCCTCGCGCGGCAAGCCCACACGATTGCAGATCAAAGCAAGGAGCTTGGGCAAAGCATGGTGCAGAAGGCGACCGAGATGGCGAAGACTACAAATCACGCCGCCGCGGAAGTATCGCGCGGGCGATTCGAGGCCGCATGACCGGCGCCGCCGGATAACTCGCTGCGCGCGTAATCAATCCCGCGACCTCGTTCGCGCTCGAACAAAGTGCTATTCTACGGCCAGTCCGGGCATTAAACAGACCAGGAATGTTCGAGCACGCCGTGGCACGCCTGTCGGTCCTGGCGCCGGCGGCAGTTGTTTCGCTTTTCGTCAGCGTGGGATTGATCGTGCTGCTGCGGCCATGGCTTGCACGTCATGCTTTGGCGCATCCCAACACGCGCTCCTCCCACCATGCGCCGACGCCGCAGGGAGGAGGCCTCGCCGTGGTCGTCGCCAGCATCTCGGTGGGCTGGCTCGCAATGGCGCTCGCCCACGGCATCATTGCGCAGGAGGAGGTGATCCAGCTCGCCGTCGTAACGGCCGCAGCGATCCTCTTGGCCGCGCTCGGCGCCATCGACGACATGCGCGGATTGCAGGCAACGCCCCGGCTCGCAGTGCAGTGCGTGGCGGTCGGGATGATTATCGCCGCGCTTCCCTCCGAGTGGCGCATACTGCCGCATCTGCCCTGGTGGGTCGAACGCGCTTGCCTCCTGCTGGGCGGCCTCTGGTTCGTCAATCTCGTGAACTTCATGGATGGCATCGATTGGATGACAGTCGCGGAGCTCGTGCCCATCCTTTGTGCGCTGTGCGTGCTCGCCATTGGCGGCGATTTTGACCTCGCGCCCGCGCTCCTCGCCGCGGCGCTGCTCGGCGCCCTCCTCGGCTTTGCCCCGTTCAACAAGCCCGTGGCCCGGCTCTTTCTGGGCGATGTCGGCAGCCTGCCGCTGGGCTTGCTGCTGGGCTGGCTGTTGCTGCGGCTTGCCGCCAGCGGCCAGCTCGTGGCGGCGCTCATCCTGCCGCTTTTCTATCTCGCCGATGCCACCGTCACGCTCGCCTGGCGCCT